GGGGCCATAGCATCCTTAACTGCAGACATAGCATCTTCTAAACTTGATAATGTACCAGAGGTAGGAACAATCTTTCCAGAAGTATGTACATTTTCAAGAGAAGCAAAAACCTGGACCGTAACATTAGCTGGTACGGCTGTACCAAATCCTAAAGCGTTGTACACGCGATAGTGCAACTTCCATGTATGCATAGATGAGCCGTATTCATACGAACCCTTATTTCCGCAATACGGAAGAACAAGTTCATAAGAGCTATTGCGAGAAGGATCAATAATGACGTGTGGAAAAATCCGACAATTAGTCCGTGTGTTGTGGTCAACATATCCGTTACCCTCAAGAGGTATAGCATAAAGTACTAAACGCCCTTGAGCACTCGGGAAACCTTGTACAGAAATCAACAACTTGATATCAAAACGCTTGATAGAATAAGTCGATAGACGATCACGTAAATTGGTATTCGCACTTAAAACCATAGCCCCAGCATCACCCAATAAGACATTATAATCCCATGCTTGTGCAGAAGTCCACACGATGGTGTTGATCAATCGAGCATTATGAGAGTAATTCTTTTCAGAGTCTTCATTAACAAAAGTAGAGAATGTAGAAAGTGAAGAAGCAACATCCAATTCGGACGCCACAACTTCAGTGTTAGGTGACATTTTATAAGTGTTGTCTTCACTTTTATTTACATTAAATTCAGCGAGGGATGTTTCATTCGCTACAACTCCCTCAAGTTGCAGCAAATATCAAAATGTAACTATACTAAGTCGCGCAGGGTAATACAATCCACCGCTACATGTGGAGGTATTGTGCATAACGAGACTAGGAACCGCTAACGTGGTTCAAGCGGGCCCTGCCATAGGTTCGGCCTGTTTGCGTCAGGCCCACGCTGTGATTATACCCTTGGATAAGAAATCTTCTTCCAGCTCTTCATAGGTTACACTTTTAGGTACTATGTCGTGCTTTCGGAAAACACCCTTAATCCAAACGTCAAATTCATCAAAGAAAGGTTTTCCATGAAGAAAGGCTTCTCTAATAGCTGAATTATAAACGTCGGCTAATCGTTGAACAGTTCTAGAATTTCCCAACTCCTCAAAACAAAGAGCTTTATAAATAGAGTCTTTGTGTAGTGGAGCTAAGTACTTTTCATCTTCTGCTCTTTTGACAAACTTCCTCTTAACAAAAGTAATTTCATCTAAACTCATAGACTGCACTAGGATATCTCCTTTAGAAGCTGGAGTAACTACGTAACCCCACTTATAGTACAAGGGTTGAATAGTAATAATATTAAATTTGTCAATGATTTCATCTGCCACATT